ATTGTTGCTAATATATGAGGTGTACCATATGCTTGTCCTGTTTCTGCTGGATCGTTTCCTTCTTCTTCTACTTGTTTTAATCTAAATAAGCGTTTTTTATCTTCAATTACTAAATCTCTCATTTCATCTACTTCATCTTCACTAAAATGAAATACATTATCATAAATCCAATCACTAGGCATTAAGCCAGATTCTTGAACTGATTTAGCTAAGTCAACTTTTTCTTTCCATAATGCAACTCTTTCTTGATCATAGATAATACTTGGTGTAGTTAATGAAAGTTCAAAATTTGCTAATGCTTCTCCATCGTATCCTTGAACATATAAATGAACCAACGCAATTTTTGTAAGTTCACTTACTAATATTCGTTGTAAACGTTCTACTGTACGAGCAAATCTAATGTCTTCAGCAGCTAATGTAGCTTTACCGGTTAAATCTTTTTCATAACCCATAAATGCTTTAGGAACTTTAAGAGCGGCAAATAATTTGTCTCTTAAATATTCTACATCTGTAATACCATCATAGTTTAATCCAGGAACATTATCAATTCTAGTAGTTGTATCATTACCACGAACTGGAATATAATAATCTTCCATCATATTTTGAACATTATATTTTAAATTATATTGGCCTGTTTGGTTATCCACAAATGGAGTTTTTTTCAATTTACTAACCATTTGTTGCATATAATTGTCTACTTCTGCTGGAGGAATAGCACCAATATTAATATAAAATAATCTTCTGTCTGGAGCGCGAGTAATTCTATGAATTAACATAGCATCTTCCATCAACATATATTGTTTAAATAATTTACGAGCAGGCTCTAAATAACTTCTACCATAAGGTAAATAGTTAACATCACTTAATAATCTAAAGTGAGCCATTTCATAATTTTCAAAATAAATTCCTTCTTCTACATCTTTATTTCCATAACTAGCCCAACCTGCTGCACTAGAAGCACCAGATCCAGCTGCTGGATCATATTTAAATCTAACATAAGATGGATTGTCTAATTTAATACCTTCTTCTCTTAAAATATTAAAACTACTAAATGGAATAACATTATAAACACCAAATTTTTCAGCAATTTCTAATTTTAAATAAAAATCACCGTATTTAAACATGTTTCTAGCCCATGACCATAAATTAAATTCAACATTCAATACATCATAAAACAAGTTATAAAGAATTTTTTGAATATTTTCATCACTAGAACGAATATGAAGCATTTCTCCACTTTCATTTCGTAAAGTACACTCATCTGCTAAAATATCTAATGCTGATGCTACAATAGCATCACTATCCATTGCTTCATAATCAGAATATAATTGAGGTCTGATTGAAGGATAATTAATAGCGGTTTGACCAGCATATGCTGCTACTCCTGATGTGGTGTAAATTCTATTGAATCTATCTACTACAGAGTTAGTTTGAAGTACCCCCTGAGATTGGATTCTATCAGTATCAATTACTTTTAGTTGATCTCCTCCTACATTTCGTATTACTACGTCTGCTGAGAATAATTTCTTTAATCTTCCAAATATACCTGTGGTAGGTGTTTGTGGATTTATTTGTTGTTCTGCCATTGTTTTGTTATAATAACCATGTTAAATCTACAATATTACCTTGGGCATCTTGCATTTTAAATGGATTTTGGTTGTTAGTGTAATTTGTATTATACATTGCTGGCATATGTAAGGCTGTTGATTTTCCTATTCCTTGAATTGCCATTTTTGTTAACTCATCTCCAGTTTGTTTATATTTTAAACTTGTGTCTCTTAAAAACATTCCTATTCCTAAAGCCATAACTAAGTCATCATTATATCCGTCTTGTGCTTGTGCTTTACCATGTTTCCACACAAAAGTCCTTAATTCTTCCAATGTTCTTTTTGATTGAATAGTTACTGATTTTTCATGAATATAAGAAATCATTTTAGCAATGACCAGTGGTCTAGTACGAAGAGATGTAGTAAATCCTGGAACCATTCCTTCACCTGACTGGTATTTGTTAAGATACAATTCAACATTTACTAATGCTGCATCTTGTCTTGGTGAATAATATAGATTTGGATATTGTCTTTCAATAACTGTTTGAACTACATCCCAACCTACGTTAGCATTTTCAACTACTAATAAAGCATTATTATATTCTGTAGCAATACCAACTAAAAAATGACCATAGTCACGAGTTCCAATTTGTCCTTTATATTCTCCAACTTGAGTATTGGTTTCTATGTCAAAAATATGGAAAGCACTGTAATCTTTTCCGTCTCCTCTTGCACAATCTGCAATAACTGCGTATTGTTTTGAATAATCTGGACGTTCAAATATCCAAAGATTACCATCCATCCCACGTTTTTCTACAGGTTCTTTAACATTTGTTTCAATATACCAATTAAGAACCGAAGGATCAATAGCAGTATCACCGGAAGTTGTAAAATCACAATCACATTCTTGTGCTGCCATTCTTGGTCCTAAATCAACATCTTGTTGATCTCTCCACGATTGATTGCGTTCAGGATGTACAGTCCAAGGTAATCTTATTGGTAAGAAACTAGTTTGACCTTCTTCTGCTTTAACCCAAGTTCTATGAAACCAGTTTCCTGTACCATATGGAGTAGACATTGCAATACATCCACCACCTGTTGCTAAGGTTTGTTGAGCTGAAACGAATACTTCTTCGATATTATCAATAAACGCAGCCTCGTCAATCAACAACAATGATACGGCTTCTGAACGTGCACTATCACCAGCTGCTGAAACGGCTTTCATTTGAGATCCATTTGCTAATCGAATACTGAGTTTGTTGTTTTCAATTGTTTTAATTTGCATCCAACTAGGTAAGTTATCATAACCAAATTTTACTTTAGTTACCATATTTTTAGCTGTTTCAGTTTTAGTCGCAATACATAACACGTTTTTATCTGTGTTAAATAACATTAACCACAAACTGTAACCCGATGCTAAAGTACTAATACCTAATTGACGAGATTTATTAATAATACAAAATGGATTTTTTAAATATAATTTTAATACTGCTTCTTGAAAAGGATAAAGTTGAAATCTTACTCTACCTCTTGTAGGATGTTGAATCATATAATACTTCTTCATGAAGTAAATAGGATCCTGCTTACATCTAATAAGTTCTTGTTGAATTGCTTCTTTTATGGAAGGTTGTATTATTTGCTTATCTTCCATGATACTCCTCCTAAGAATCCCATACCACTTGTTGAATTTGCTCCAACTCCAAAGTGAAATACTGTATTCTTTTTATTTTCATAGCTAAGAGTTCCATAACCTCCAATATTAGTTATGTCTACTAAAAATCCTCCATAAAGTTTACGTTGAGCTACTTCATAATGATTGATTGTTTTTTCTATTGTAGTTGTTATTTTAGGTATTCTATAATTTTTAGTATGTTGTCTAGCAGCTAATTTATTTTTAGTAATAGTATCTCTAATAGCTATATAACCTAAACTATCCATTCTAATTGTATCAAAATAAATCAACTTAGCAAAGTAGTCCGCCAATATTTTGGCGGTATCTACATGCTCTATAATTGGAGGTCCTGGAATATAAATTATTTCACCAGGAATATAAACTGGACTTACAATATTTGTTGTATCCCAAGTTGTATCGTGAGTAACTTGTATAAATGTATCTGATTTTGGGGCACCATTTGTACAGTATTTAGGGCCTATTAAAGCTAAAACAATTCCTAGTATTATAAGTAGTACTATTTGAATTTTCTTACCCATTTTTATTTCCTCCTACTGCCCATTTAATTCTGTCTACTTCTTTTTGATCAGGTTTAATCTTTTCTTTAATAAGAGGTTTTTTCTGATTTTCAAAACGTGCTTGTGTTGTTCCGTCAAACTTCTTTAGTAAGTTTTTGAAGTCATTCTCATCTAAAGGATTTACATTAAAATTACTCATAGTATATTTTATCAATAAATATGAGGAAGAATCAAGTCTATACGTTCTTGTGTTGTACCACTTATCGTAATAAGTTTTTTAGGTGGATATCTTTCTAATAACTGTTTTATTTGATAATCAACTTGATCTCTGTAGTCACTGTTAGTTTCTCTAATACCATTACTTTCAATTTCTACACCTTTAGGATCAACATAAATCACAAGATCATATTCATTTTTCAATTGCATTGCTGCTTTTTCAAAATGATATTTTTGATTATCTTCAATACTTTTAGCTAAAGCTGTAAATGCACAAACATCATAAATAGTTCTATCTGTAATAAGATTAATTTGCATTAATTCAGCACTTCTTTCTGCTAAAAATATAAATTGTCCTTTTAAAGTTGAATCTGTATTTAAAGGAATGCCTAAACTTTGTAAATATTGACTTCTTTCAGTTGCTTTATGATAGTTATTAAAATGATAATCTTGACATAACGCATTTACTAGAGTTGTTTTACCAACACTCATTGTACCACAGAGACCAATTTTCATATATATAATATAATAAATTTTTAATTAAAAACCAAATTACATTGATTGTTCATATCTTGGATCTTTAGACGGAGGTATTCCATTAAAATCTCTTTTAGTTTCTAACCATTCTTCTCTGGTCATTTGTTGACCAAAAATATAATACTCATCTTTACTTGATTTATCTTTGTAAATAACAGCGGGTGAATCCCAATTGTGTAGTACTCTGCGATCATCATTGTTAAACCAATGAATAATTTTACCACATGTTGTTTTTGTTTTTATTGTTTGCATTTTATAACTTATTTTTATAATATAATGTTTTTTACTTGTATTTCCAAATATAACCATATGCTGTTTTTTGTCTTCCTGCAGCACAATCGGCTATACTATTTCCTGATTTTTGTAAATGTCTACCTGCTTCTAATGCTGATTGATATTCTTTTATTATGTTTCCTTCTAAATCTAACTGTAATATTGTTTTAGCATGAGGATTGTGAGTTCTATTTGGAGCAAATATCTTCATTGATTTACTTATCTTATCTGACCATAATATTTCTCTACCTTTATGTGCTTTACTTATATTAGGTTGTTTTTTATCAGTTCTTGTTTTACTTATTTTTTCTTTTGTTTCATCACTCATAGGACCTCTAGGTTTTGATAGTTTTTTACCAAAACCTTCAGGTTTAGGTTTTGATAGTTTTTTTCTTCTTTCTGGATTAGATTTCATTTCTTCCGTCCAAAACTCAGGACCACTTCCGCCTTTTTTTCTAATATTTACTACATCAAAACCCCATGCTATAAACTGATTTATCCAAAATGTTTCTAATGGTTCCCAATCCTCATACTTCAATGAGTCAACTTGATCTATTTCATTATAAATGATATTTTTACCAAATGTTCTTTTATGAGAGTTTTTTCTCCAGTTTCCTTTAGATTTACCAATATAAACTTTATATGGGGTATTATCTATATTTTCTACTAAATAAATATATGTCATCAATAATAAATATTACCAGAAATGAAAAACCTACACAAAAGATATCAAATCTCCATCATACCATGATTTTACTTCATTATCTTTTTCTAAAATATTTATTGTATTTTGTGTTCTAATAATACTTTCAGCTACATATATTCCATGTGCACCAGAAACAGTAATACCACGAGCAGACAATGCATCACCTACAAAATATATATTAGGATATTGTACTAAAGATAGATTTTTATAATCAACTTTTACTTCAGGCGACAAATATTTTACTTCTGGGATATAAACACCCCAATCATTACTAAATTCAAAAATATCTTTCATATCTAAAATAAAACTTTCAACATAATCCCAATATTCACCCATTACTTGTCTTACTTTTTGTAAATCTTGAATTTGATAAGCACTGATATCTTTACCTTCAGATGTTGTTCCTGGTTTTCTTGATGGAGAATAATATAATCCTTTACCATCTTTTTGTAATTGATTTACTACATTTCTTGACCATTCAAATGGATTTTCAATTCCTTTGATTTCCATAATAATACCAAAATTAGTTAAGTTGTTTCTAAATTCTTCACCTTTTTTAGCATGACCATTGTAAGTAATATCACCATAAGTTTCTTCAACTGCTACATAAGCAGCATTATTATTAGTACAAAAACTTCTAATACTTATTTTATCATCTGATTGATATAGTTTAAAATCATAACTAACATCAATTAGTTTTTGAAAGTATTTTTGTGGTGCTTCAAATCTAACTCCTATTTGTACTGATTTTGGTTCATCAGGTAATTCATAATCCTTTGCTAAGTGTTGAGCAAAATCAATTCCTGATTTACCTACTGCGAATATTAATTCATCATATGAAATAGGTTCTAATGAATTATCTAATTCAACATATTCATATTTAAAATCAATAAATGTTACTTTTGTTTCCCATTCAAAATTCACACCTTTATCTACTAAATAACTGTACCAATTTTTAGCAATTTCATGAAGAAAATTTGAACCAATATGCCATAC